CATTCGTAATATCTTCAATTGCACTATCACACTCTGGTTGTTGTGCAATGTCACGATACCTACGAATTAAGTCTACTTCATTACGGTCTCTTCCATCCATATCAAGGACAGAAGCGTAATGACCACCGCCTGATACAATATCAAGGGTGCCGTCATCAGAGACAGGAGAAGTGAAACTATCACTCCCCCCATCTTGATTCGCTCTTGTAATTCTGAAACCGAAAAGTTCCGCCATACTATAATTCTCCTAAGTTTTACCCTTCTATTTAGTAGGGTAAAAAAGAGGATTTATACTGCGCTAGCGGAGAAACTTGTGTATCTCCATGTAACATCGAATGTTTCGATATCACTCACAGTGTCGTATGACAATTCAATCGGTGTCACTGCTGTAGGCCAACAGTTTTTAAGAACATAAGACTTTAGAATGTTATCATCTCTATCTAACTGTTCTACTCTCACCTGTGCAGTATAATCTGACACATTGTTGAGTCCTAAACCAGTTTCTAGATCATTGATTCCACTCATCCAACGCTCCATTGCGTTACGAACCATAAAGTCCGTATCGTTAATGAAAGTTGTAGTCCATGTTTCAACTGTTCTGTCGCCTGCAACATAAAGTTGTCTACCTCTGAATTGAACTTCAATTTCAGAAATAGTTTGCCCTGGCAATGACGTTGCTTTCACGAGAAAAGATGTGCGATTGATGTCTAACCCAGTAGTAATTGCTGGGGGAGTAGTCAAAATAACACGGTATTGATTCGCTCTTGCGCCACCACCGATAAGGTTTGATTTAAAGTCGTCTATGCTAGCCATGATTAACCTCCTACCTCACTAAATGCAACGCCAGTTCTTACGGCGATGAAACTTAGTGTAATAAAGTTGATAGAACGAGCAGGTTTGATGTAGATGTCAGCGACAAATTCATTCCTGTCGATTACCTCACCTGTGTTGTTAGTGTCATCGGCAACTACTGAGAAATCAGTAATACCTCTTCTACCTTGAACATCACGAAGGAAAGGTTCAACCAAGTTCTTAAACTGTGCTTGAGTAAACGCATCGTTAAACTCAAATAGTTGGAACTTAGCAGCAGTTGAGATTGCTTTTTCAAGAACAATGAACAATCTACGGACGTTAATCCTATCGAATGCACTTGGTCTAGACAATGCAGTTTTATCTCCAAAGAGAACAGTACCTTGGCCTGGGAACGTACAAACAGGGTTAATACGAGCAGGATAAAGAATATCTCTTTGTGCTTTGGTTGGGTTAAATGCAAGTTTAACTGCACCACGAATCTGTCCTCTGTTGTAACCCGCTGGTGAGAACCAAGGGTCAGCAACACTATCTGTATTCGCAGAAAGTCCAGCGATATCACCGTTCAAAGGAACGTAACGATATACGTCTGCATACTTGTCGTACATATACTTGTATCCAGAATCGAATACTGCATATGATGAACTTGCAAGGTTATCAAAGAAACCTTTTACGTTAGTTGCTTGTGCAGCACCAGTAGTCACTCCAACAACATCTGCTCTACGAGGAGAGATGAAACCAACACAATCTTTACGAGTTTCGCACAAGTCCATAATCATGGTTGCGTGTGCTACTCCGTCTGTAGCAGCAGGACAAGAACCTGCCATTACTAAGTTAATGTCTACAGTTTCAACATCACTGAATAAACCATATGCAAGGTCTAATTCACCAATTGTTGGGTTATCATCTGTACCACCTGTTAAAAGTGTATTTAAGACACCAGCATGTGTTTGTGTTGATGCGTATGAAGCACCACTTGCAACATCTGTTCCAGCTGCAGTCAATGAACCGTTGTGATCCATCCACCAAACATACTGTGAACCTACGTTGATTTTGTTTGCGTAGAAGTTAGTTCCACCTTGTGCTGTTTTAGCACCAGATGCTTGTGATACAAATGCGTATGTTTCCAGAACTGCAAGAGTTCTTTGTCCAGCAACATCTGAATCATAACCACTTAACGCACCAGTTACGTCATGCACAACAACGTGCATTTCGTCAGCAGATGCACCTTTAGAAGTTGCCCATGTTGATGTGCCTGGAGCAGCATCGAATAGGTCATAAAACTTCCAACGTCTACGAACATCAGTCGCAGCAACGAGTGCAGATTTTAGTCCACCACCGTTTGGATTGTCTAGTTGTCTGATAGTTAGGTTGTCAGTTGCGATTGCAGTAACTTCGTACTGTGAACCGTCTGCTTCTCCGAAGTGAACAATATCACCTACGTTGAATGCACCACCACCGTCACCAGCAGAACCACCACCGTTGTCAACTCCGACAACTGTTGCTCCAGCAGCAGGTGTTCCAGTTGTTACACCTAGTGTACCAGCGTTACCACTGAATGTTTGTTCGTATGCGATTGCGTTAGAACATACAGATACACCAAGAGCGTTGCCCCAAGTGCCTGGATATTTTGCAGCGAAATCTCCTACTGAACCAGAACCGTCAGCGTAGTTACTATCGTAATCATTATCATTTTTAATCTTCAGTCCAGAACCGTTACCTGTTGCATTGACAGCAGCAGTATCTGCTCTGACAACACGAAGTCCGTTTGTGTACTGAAGAAAGTTTGCGGCAGTAAACCAGTTCTCAAAGTTATTTGAGTCGGGTTTACCAAAAGTCTCGACAAGTTCTTGCTCTGAACCGATTGGTATGATTTGATCTACAGGGCCTTTTGAAAAGCCTGAAGCAATCGCACCAATTGAAGTCGCAACAGCAGGAACAACATTAGTCAAGTCTATCTCTTTGACGAGAACGCCTGGGGATACTTGAAATGCCATTAGTTTTTTCTCCTTTTTGGATTCAATAATTTAGTTTATCTCAATCTTACGAATATATTTATAAAAACCCATCTCTACACTTTGTATTTTTATAGGTTCTCTAGCACATAAATAAATGTATGTCAGAGTTCTATCAAAAGTATAAAGACACCATTAAACGTGTATCTCAACGTAATTATAGGCAACGTATCATATGGGTGAACGAACACCTACAGGATAAGTACTGTCATTACTGTGGAGAATCCGAAAATGCATGTCTCCAATTCCATCCTTATGAGACAGAAATTCGTAAACGCACAAAACGTAAAGGGCTTAATGAAGAATCCAGACAAGAAATCATGGATTTAATCAATCAGTCAAAAGTCGTTTGTGCTAATTGTTACTTAAAATTAGAAAATGATCTAATTGATATTATGTAGTATTTTAATGTTTTCTACCAATCAGAATCATGTGTTCTAACTACAGGACTCCACCTAGTACCGTATTCATCGATAACAGTTTCACCATATGGTTCTTGAATACCATCATCCATAAATCCAAATGGTGCCATGTCCTGTTCTAACTGATTCTGTTGTTCTGCAAACATCCTTGCACGAATATCATCATCAGTTAATTCTTTAAAATAAGTTTGTTCTACCAACCACCCAAACAATACACAACACATTGCAAGGTCATCTGTATGTCCTTCCTCTGCTTCATATGATTGTCCTTTAAGAATAAAGGTAGATAATTCTGTAATCAAGTCATAATCATTGATAATCATCTTATCTGTTTCAATAACTTGTTTAATATTTGAACAACCTAGTCTTTTAACAGCCTTAGTTGTTCGTACCCCAAGTTGTGCTTTTCCACCGCTAAAACCACCTCCAACGACTTGACCCGCACGACCACGCATGCTTGCCATTATTAGGTTCTCATACTCTAAGTCAAATTGTAGTGCAGTGGCAACTTGTTCACCAATATCATTTACTTCTACCATAACGTATGCCATGTTATATGCCTTGGCGACATCATGGATAATGTTAGGGAATAGCATTGGTTTAATCTGATTATCACGATATTTTGCAACAATATTATACGGTACTGTAGATACATCAAATACAATGAATGCAGAGTAATCGTTATTCGTACCCCTTGATACGTCTGCGACAATAACATAGGTTGAACCATGTTGAGGTTTCTCGTACATATCCAAACCAGCATTAGATGTGATTGGATTCTTAAATGCCATAGATTTAATTTTAGTAGGATGTATAAGGGTGTTTGCACTACCTAAGAACTCACACTCAAACTCTCGTTTGAACTGTTCCTCAGATGTGTTTGCAATAGTTTCGTTCTTCCACTTCTCATCTCTGCCTGGCACTTGACTCCAGTGTACATCTACAATGTTATATGAGTTACGTTTATTCTCTGCATCCACCCACAACTTGTAGAATAGATTCATACCGTTAGGTGTAGAAACAATAATAACTTTAGTAGATTTACCAGATGAGATTGTAGGATACACAGAACTGAAAAAGTCCTCTGCTACGTTAGTTGGAACGAATGCAAATTCGTCCAAGAAAATCATGTTGAATGAACCACCACGAACTGCACTTGAAGATGTAGAAGATGCAACTACTC